CCGCCGGCGCCCGCCAGGCCCTCGGCCCCCGCGCCGGCCCTGGCGGTGGGCCAGGTCCTGGACGATCCCCACCACCCGGCCAACGGGCCCGGGATGGCCACGCCCTCGAGCCTCCCCGAGCTCCTGGCCATGGTGGAGGCCTGGTACGTCACCGGGTGGATCTGGACCCGGCCCCCCGAGCGCCGCGGGGAGCTCCTGGGACAGTCCCTGACCAGCGCCCGGGAGGCCTACGCCCGGGGCCGGTGGGACGATGCCATGTTCCGCCGAAACCCGGACCTCCTGGCCGCCGCCAAGCTGGCCGCCCGGGGCCGCCAGGCCCTCGAGCTGGTCCACCGCGGGGACCCCGCCGGGTGGGCCGCCCTTCACGCCGTCGCCCTCGAGGCCCGCCCGGGCCTCCCCCCGCTTGACGCCCTCCCCGACCTGTAGCCCTGGAGACCGAGACCATGACCCCCCAAGAGATCACCGCCGCCGCCAAGGGCCGCGGCTACGCCGCCGCCGATCGAGCGTTCGCCGATCGAACCCGGGAGCGCCCTGGCCGCCGGACCCCTGAACGGTGGACCGTGGTGGACCGGACCTTCACCCCGATCGCTAGCGCCACCGTGGCCCGCAACGGCCGGATCACGTTCCGCCCGCTCGGGGGACGTTGATCATGGCTCGAGACCCCCGCGAGACCTACCGCGCGATCCTGGCCCTGGCCGAGGACCCCCGGACCCCCGAGCATGAACGGGCCAACGCCCGGGCCGCGGCCGAGCGCCTGGAGGCCCGGTACGGCCCCGACGCCCTACCAGGCCTCGAGGCCCCCGAGGCCACCCGGATCCTGGCCTACGTCCACCAGCTCGAGCGCCACCTGGCCGCCCGGGTGGCCCGGTTCCACGGCCTCGAGCCGCGCCGCACGGGCTACGCCCGGGACGACGGGAAGGGGACCCGGTGGCGCGACTCGATCACGATCACCGGCCCGGCCGACCTGGTGGAGCTGGCCGCCGAGGCCTACGCGCGCCACCGCGCCACCCTGGCCGAGCTCCTGGAGTTCACCACCGCCGGCTACGTCGACGGCGCCTTCCCCCTCCCGCCCACCGACACCGACACCGACACCACCCCCGTGGCCGATCACCTGGTGGACGCGTACCGCGCCGCCTCGAGGGCCGGGGACGCCCACCAGGACCGCCGGGCCCTGACCACCACCCCCGAGGCCCCATGACCACCCCCACGCCCCCGCTCCCCGCCGTGGTCGATCTGACCTGGGAGGAACCCCCGAGCTCCTGGTACGTCCGGGGCCACCACCCCGAGGCCCTGGCCGTGGCCGCCGTCCGGGCCGAGCTCGAGTACCAGGCCGAGGAAGGCCCCGAGGACACCGAGATCCCCGAGCTCGGGGCCGCCCGCCACCTGTACGCCAGGTGGGGGATCGGGGAGACCGAGGACGGGGCCAGGACGGGCCGCTTTCACTGTCCGGTGGACAAGCGCCCCGGGGCCTTCCCCGTGACCGAGATCCGGGACCTGGGGGAGCTCGAGCGCCACCGCCGGGCCCGGGCCGACCAGGCCGCCCACGCCCTCGAGCTCGAGGACCGGATCCGCGCGTGGCTCCCCGAGGCCACCGAGCTCCGGGCCCACGGCTACCCGGTGGGCCAGGGCCTGATCCGGTTCCGCCTCCCCGGCCTGGTGGGGGAGCTGACCTACCGCGCCGAGGACCCCCGACACGTCACGATCCAGGAACAGGACCGCCAGGCCTGGGAGACCCTGTACCGGGGCCGCCCGACGGCCCCCTCCACCACCACCCCGAGGCCCCGACCATGACCACCCCGACCGACCCCGCCCCCGAGCTCCCCGAGGACCGGGGGGCCTACCTGTCCCCGTGCCGCCGCTGGCGCTACACCCTGTGGCGGGTGTGGGACCCCTCCAGGCCCTCGATCGCATGGATCGGCCTGAACCCCTCCACCGCCGACGAAAAGGACGACGATCACACGATCCGACGTTGCCGCGCCTACTCCCGCGCCCTGGGGGCCGGCGGGTTCTACATGCTGAACCTGTTTGCCTGGCGCGCCACCGATCCCCGGGTCCTGTTCAGCCTGGCCAGGAACAGCGCCGGGGAGGACCCGATCGGGGAGGCCAACGACGCCGCCCTGGCCCACGCCGCCCGGTCCTGTTCCCGGGTGATCGCCGCCTGGGGGGACTGGGACAACCGGGACGCCGCCCGACGGGTCAAGATCGTGACCGCGATCGTGGAAGCGAACGGGGCCGCCCTCGAGTCCCTGGGAGTGACCGCGCGGGGAGCTCCCCGCCACCCCTCCCGCCTTCCCAACGGGGTGACCCCGACCCCCTGGGGTCCCCGGTGACCGGCGCCGTGGCCGCGGTGGTGGAGCTCGAGCCCGGCGTCTGGATCGCCCCGTGGAAGGGGGACCCGGGCCGGACCCTGGTGGTGACCAGCGCCAAGGTTTACGGATCCCAGGCCACCGCCGATCGCGCCCTCAAGGCCGCCCGCCAGTTCCGACCCTTCCCCCACGCCAGGATCTACCCGAGGCCCGAATGACCACCACCCCGACCCCCACCGCCTACTGTCCAACGTGCGCCCGCCCCGTGATCGCTCGAGCTCCTGGGATCACCCTGGGGACCGGCCTGGCCTTCACCTTCCTGGCCGCCTGTACCTGTGGCCTCGGCCTGGTCCTGGCCCCGCTCCTGTTCGCCAGCGGGTGGAAAAAGGCCTGTCCCCTGTGCAAGGGCCCCGTCCGGGAGCTGGTCACCGCCGGGGACATCCTGGCCCGCCAGGAGCTCGAGCGCGCCACCCCTCCCCGCTGATCAGGCCGCCCGGCCCCCGCCCACCAGGTCCACCCGGACCCCCGCCAAGGGTTCCCGAACCCTCCACCGACGGCCCGATCGCCCCCCGATCGGGCCGTTCGCGTGATCAGTGGCCCCCTGGCGGTGATCAGTGGGACGGGAGCTCGGGGGCCTCGAGGGGGACCGAGTAGGCGCCGACTATCCGGGCCGGATACAGTGTTTCAGCTCTAAACAGCGGGAGCCTTGACCATGACCACCGACCGACGGAAGCCTACCGGGGACGCCCCGAACCCCCCCAAGGGCGCCCCCCGGCGCCCCCCGACGCCCACCCCCGCCGCCCCGGCGCCTGGTGGAGCTCCACCCCCCGAGCTCCTGGAGACCGAGGGGACCGACGTGGACCTCGAGCCCGACCCCGAGCGCCCGGCCCACCAGGATCCCGGGGTCCAGCTCCTGGCCGACGTGAAGCCCCACCAGCTCGAGGACGGGGCCGACCCCACCACCGTGGTGGCCGCCTGGTGGCCCCTGTCCGACCTGACCCCCTGGGAGGACAACCCCCGGAACCACCCGGCCCGCCAGGTGAAGGGCCTGGCCGCCCTGATCCGGCGCCACGGGTTCACCACCGTTCTGACCGCTCACTGGCCGACGCGTCGGATTGTGAAGGGCCACGGCCGGCGCCTGTCCATGCTGGCGATCCTCAAGGCCGATCCCGAGTTCACGATCCCGGGAGCTCCTGGCCCCGGCTACGTCCCCGTCCGGTTCAAGGGCGGGACCTGGGAGGACGCCGTCCGGGACCTGGTGGCCGACAACCGGATCCAGGAGGAAGCCACCTGGCGGACCGACGGCCTGGCCGCGATCATGGCCGACTGGTCCGCCGCCGGGGACACGGCCGCCCGTATTGCCGAGGAAAGCGGGTTCAGCGCCGTGGAAGTCCTCGAGCTGGTGAAGCGCGCCGAGGGGAAGCCCGACCCCAGGGCCGTGGCCCCGCCGGCGTGTCCCCCGCCCCCGCGCGTGGCCGATAGCAAGCCCGGGACGGTCTACCAGCTCGGCCCCCACCGCCTGGTGTGCGGGGACTGTACCAGCGTGACCACCCTGGCCCTGGCCCTCGGTGGGGACGCCGCCAGCGGGTTCACCGACCTGGCCGATCTGGTGTTCACCGATCCCCCGTTCGCGATCTACGGGAGCTCCACCGGCCTGGGGGCCGATATCGCGGACGATAAGCTGATCCGCCCGTTTTTCCGCTCGATCCTGGACATGATCCGCCGCGTCGGGAGGCCGTGGGCGCACGCCTACGTTTGTTGCGACTGGCGATCGTGGGCCGCCTGGTGGGACGCCGCCGGCCTGGTCAAGCTCACCGCCAAGAACAAGCTGATCTGGGACAAGGGGGGCGGGGGCCTCGGGAGTCAATGGGCGAATAGTTACGAGGAGATCGGGTTTTTCTCCAACGTCCCCGAACGTACCCGCATGTTCAGCGCCCCGAGCGGGGGCGCGCGTATGGTCCTCAAGTCCAACGTGATCCACGGGTTCCCCGCCACCGACGGGGACGACGGCCCCGAGCGGGGGAACCTGGTGGCTGAGGACCCGGACGGGGTGGAGCTCGAGGACGGCCGCCGCGCCCTGCTACGGTACAACCGGGTGACCGGGGCCGAGCGGGTCCACAATGCCGCCAAGCCGATCGGCCTGATCCAGGAGCTGATCGAGGCCTCCACCGACCCCGACCACCTGGTGGTGGACCTGTTCGGCGGTGGGGGGACCACCCTACTGGCCGCCGCCCGCACGGGCCGCCGCGCGGTCCTGTGTGAGCTCTCCCCCGCCTGGTGTGACGTGATCCGCCACCGGTGGACCGCGTGGGCCCGGGAGGCCATGATCGACCCTGGACCCGGCGCCCTGGTCCTCGAGGGCGGGCCCGCCGTCCTGGGAGCGTGATCCATGCCATGCGAGATCGTGAGCTCCCCGACCCTCGGCCGGGTGATCGTGTGTTCCCGGGGCCGCCGGCCTCGGCCTCGGTGTTCCTGTGGCCGGGTGGCCGCCCTGGCGTGTGACCACCCGATCGGACCAGGCCGGACCTGTGACGCGCCGATCTGCAGGCCGTGTTCCACGCCGATCGGCGTCGACCTGGATCTCTGTCCGAGCCACGCCCCCCACGCCACGCCCGGGCCCCTGTTCGCCCCGAGGGGGAGCTGATGCCCTCGGCCTCGGTGAAGGCCAAGGCCTACCAGGTGGTGGAGCGCCAGCGCCTGGTCCGGCGCCTCCTGGTGGAGGGCCTACCCGACGGGGAGATCGTCAAGATCCTGACCCTGGGGGTGGACCTCCCGCCCCCGATCGGCCGGGTCTCGGTGTCCGAGGCCACGGCCCGGCGGGACATTGTGGACGTGGCCGCCGAGTTCGCCGCCCTGTGTTCCGACCGGGACGCCAGCGCGATCGAGATCGGGACCGCCAAGGCCCGGATCCGCTCGATCGCGGTGAAGGCCGCCAGCGGGCCGCGCCCGCAATACCACGCCGCCCTCCAGGCTAACCGCGCCCTGATCGAGCTCGCCGCCCGGTCTCACCCCGACTTCCACCACCTGGCCACCGGCCGGGTCCAGGGGTCCGAGGCCCTGGGGGACGGGGACGGGGACGGGGAGGACACCGGCCTGGTGGCCGAGCTGGCCGAGCTCAAGGGCCTGGACCGCCCCGAGCTCGAGCGCCGCCACCGCCAGCTCGAGGCCCGAACCCGGGCCCTCGGCCTCACCGTCCACCCGGGGACCGGAACCACCGGGAAGGGGTGACCCGTGCCGATCGTTCAGCCTGACCGACCCGCCGGGGGCCGCCGCACGCCCCCGAGCTCGGGGAAGGCCAGGCCCTCGAGGGCCAAGGCCAAGGCCAAGGCCCCCGCCCTCGAGGGGGAGGACCTGGCCAGGTCCCTCCTGATCCAGTCCATCCTGACCCTTCGGGAGCTCGAGCGCCGCGCCAGCTCCACCCGGATCGAGGCCTGGACGGGCCGCCACCTGTCCCACCTGTTCACCGCCGGCGCCGGCGACTTTCACCGCGCCCTGTACGCCGACGTTGAGGCCATCCTGTGGCGCCGGGAAGTGGAGGGGGAGCGCCGGACCTCGGCCGCTATCGCGTGCCCCCGAGGCCACGGGAAGTCCACCGCCATGGTCCTGGGGGTCCCGCTTATGGCCGCCCTCGAGTGGCGGTCTATGCCTCACTTCCTGGACGCGATCACCGGGGAGCCCGCCGCCCCCTACATCGTGATCGTGTCCGACACGATCGACCAGGCCCGCGCCCGCGTGATGGACATACGGGACGAGCTCGAGGCCAACGAGGGCCTGATCGCCGCCTACGGGAACCAGGCCCCGACCCGCCAGGACCGCCGGAAGTGGACCGAGACCCACCTGGAGCTGGCCAACGGTACGATCATCCGAGCCATGGGGGCCGGGTCCAAGGTCCGAGGCCTGGTACGCAAGGGCCGCCGCCCGTCCCTGATCCTGGTGGACGACCTGGAGAACGATCAGGCCGTGGAGACCGAGGGCCAGCGGGTCAAGCTCCGGCGGTGGTTCACCCGGGCCCTGATCCCCACCGGCGTGGCCGGCCGCCTGGCCACGATCGTGGTGGGGACGATCCTACACGCCGACAGCCTGCTCTCCCGCCTCCTGTCCCCCGAGGACTTCCCCGGGTGGCTCAAGCGCCGGTACGCCGCGCGCTACTCCACCGCCGGCCTCCCCGACCCGGAAGGCCCGATCATCCTGTGGCCCGAATACTGGTCCGCCGAGTCCCTGGAGATCCGGCGCCGGGAGATCGGATCCCTGGCGTTCGCCCAGGAATACCTGAACCAGCCGATCGACAATGAGACCGCTATTTTCCGGTGGGAGTGGCTACAAGCCGCCAGGAACCGGGGCCAGGGCCTGGGGTTCCTCTACTCCCCGCCCCCGCGGATCGCCTATGACGTGTCGATCAGTACCTGGGACCCGGTGGAGCTGGCCGAGCGGGCCGGCAACTCGAGCGCCTACCAGGTCCTGGTGACCGCCTGGGACCTCGGGATCGTGGACAACGAGCGGGAAGCCATGATCAAGGACTCGGACTTCACCTGTGGGGTGACCGTGGGCCTGACCGCGGGGGATCGCTTGCAGGTCCGCCGGATCTACCGGCGCCGAGGCCTGACCCCCGCCGAGCTCCGGGCCCGGGTGATCATGGAACAGGAGATCACGGGGGCGGACTACGTCGTGATCGAACGGAACGCCGCCCAGCGGATTCACGAGATCGAGCTGCGGGCCGTCCCCGGCCTCCCGATCGTGGGACATACGACCACCAAGGCCAAAAGCTCCCTATGGGAGGGCGTACCTGGGATGGCCCTGGCGTTCGAGCTCGGCCGGATCGACCTGGCCAACGCCACCGAGGCCGAGCGCCAGCGGATCGATACCCTGGTCCTCGAGGCCCACGGCCTCGGCCGGGAGGCCCACGACGACACGGTTATGAGCCTGTGGATGGCGATCACCGTGATCCGCCGGTGGATGCGCCACCGGAACCAGGCCCGGGCTAAGGTCCTCGGACCACCCCCGCCCGGGTTCTATTCCGACCCCTTCCCCATTCGGGAGCGAGAAGCCGCATGACTACCCCCCGCACGTTCCAGACTTCCACCGACCGGGTCCACACGTCCGGGGAGCTGGCCGGGGAACCGGTGGCCTCGAGCGCCCGCGCCCCCCGCGTGATCCTCGAGCCCGCCCCCGAGCTCCCGCTGACCGCCCGCGCCCGCGCGGCCGCCATGGGGTGGGGCCTGTCCAGGAAGCTCCTGGAGGGCGGGGCCTATGACGCCGGCCCGGGCCAGGTCCCGAGCTCGGGGACGCCGGGGACGCTCCCCAAGGTCCCCGGCCGGGCCCTGGACGTGGTGGCCGCCAGCCGCCAGATCCCCGACTCGGCCACCACCTGGTCCTTCCTGGCCGAGGCCGGCCAGATCCTCCCCCCGCCCTACGATCCGATCCTCCTGTGCCAGGCCGTGGGAGAGTCCGAGACCCTACCCGCCGCGGTGGACGCCATGGCCGTGAACATCGGGGGCCACGGCTATGAGCTGGTCCCCCTGTTCGACACCAAGGATCCGACCACCGGCCAGGAGCTCGAGGTACCCGCCGAGGCCAAGGCCGAGCGGTCCGCCCTGCTCCTGTTCCTGGCCGCGGCCCACCAGGAAGGCCTCGAGGCCCTGATCGACAAGGTGGATCGCGACGTGGAAACCATGGGGTGGGGCGCGATCGAAGTCCTCCGGGACCGGACCGGCCGGGAGGCCAGCCTGGAGCATGTACCGGCCGCCACGGTCCGAATGGGCCCCGAGGGCCTACCCGTCCTGGTGGAGGAACCGATCCGCCACCCCGACTCGGGGGAGCTGGTGATCGTCCAGCGGTGGCGCCGGTTCCGCCTGTTTGTCCAGGTGAAGGAAGGCCGGACGGTCTTTTTCAAGTCCTACGCCGATCCCCGCCACGTCAACTGGAGGAACGGCGCGATCCAGGCCGAGCCCTGGGGGACCGACCCCGAGGGGAACAGCCTGGAGGCCACCGAGCTGGTGATCCGCCGGATCTACGATCCCTCCACCCCCTACGGGGTCCCCCGCTGGATCGGCTCGATCCCCCACGTCCGGGCCGCCAGGTCCGCGGCCGAGCTGGTGGTCGACTGGTTCGACAACGCCCCGATCGGGGTCAAGCTCCTGATGGTGGCCGGCGGGACCTGGCGCCCGTCCTCCACCGCCGACCTGGCGGACAAGCTGAACGGGGGAGCTCGAGGCCGGGATCATGCCTGGGACGTGATCCCGATCGAGGCCGAGACCGCCGCCACCGGGGACCCCCTGGACGAAACAAAGGACGCGCCCCCCAGGATGGCCCTCGAGTCACTGGCCACCGAGCTCCCTACCGGGATCTACCAGGGCCGCGACTCCCTACTCGGCCAGGCCCCGACCCGGATCCGGGCCGCGTTCCGCCTGGGGGGGATCTACTTCGGGGACTCGGAAGCGGAAAGCAACCGGGCCGCGGCCGACACCGCCCGCGCGATCGGGGAGGAACAGGTTTTTACGCCGATCCGGCGTGGCCGGTGGGAAGCCCTGTTCAACCGGGTGATCTTCCCCCGTATGGGGATCAACCTGTGGGCGTTCAAGATCAAGGGCGCCACCACCGGGGACGATACGGCCGCCCTGGCCAGCCTCGGCCCCATGGTCCAGGCCGGCGGGATCTCTCCCAACGCCATGGCCCGCCTGTATTCGAAGATCACCGGGGAGGCCGTGACCCTGATCACCGAGCCCTGGGGGGATCGCCCCCTGTCCCTGACCGTGGCCCTCCTGGCCGCCACCCTGGACCCGAACAAGCCCCTGGGGGAGCTGGTGGCCGAGGCCGCCGCCAAGGCCGACGCCGCGGCCGAGGCCGATCGCCAGGCCAAGGCCGAGGCCGCCGAGGCCACCGCCGCCGCGGGTGGAGCTCCTGGAGGCCCCCCGCCGCCTGGTGGGAAGGGGAAGCCGCCGGCGCCTGGCGGGAAGCCTGGGAAGCCTGGCCCGGTGGTCAAGTCCCTGGTCACCGGGAACCACCTGGCCGAGCTCCTGGCGCTCCGGGAGGCCCTGGTGGCCGAGCTCGGGGCCGAGGCCTCGGCCCTCGAGGCCTCCCCCCACCTGGGGGTGTAGCCCGTGGACCTCACTGGACCCGCCGCCCGGGCCGCCTACTTCGGGCCTCGAGCTGACCGGTGGAACCTGGACGCCACCGGGGCCGATCACGTCACCGTGAAGGCCCTGGACGTGGTGGACGGGATGATCCGCCAGGTCCTGGCGATCAAGGCCACCCCCAAGGTCTACACCGGGATCGCCGGGGACCTCGAGGCCTTCATGGCCTCGGCCTGGGACGAAACCCGCCCGAACGTGACCGCCACCGCGCGGGAGCTGGCCGAGCTCGCCGCCACGGCCGACGCCGATCCGCGGTGGAAGGAAAAGGCCCGCCGGCGCCTGGACAAGCTACAGAATGAGCTCGAGCGGGCCGGGGCCGACTTCACCGCCAACCCCCAGGAGGCCGCCACCCTCGGCCGCTACATGGCCGCCGCGGCCGCCCTGGGGAAGTCCGAGATCACCACCCCCATGGGGTGGACGGCCGGGTTTTCCCTCCCCGACCAGGACGCGATCCACGGCCTGACCAACGCGGGGACGTTCTGGATCGGGAAGGCCTACGGGGATCAGCTCGACTCGGCCAAGCTCCTGGCGATCGTGGACAAGGTGGCGATCCAGGGGGGCCTGGGACGGGTGGAGGCCGGGGACGCCCTGGCCGCCGCGTTCGGCGCCGAGCATGACCGATCCCGGACCTACTGGCGGGGCCTGGCCGCCACCGTCGCAACCCGGGCCCGTTCCTTCGGGGCCGTGGGCGCCATGGCCGCCACCGGCGCCACCGTGTACGAATACGTCAACCCCCTGGACGAACGCACGTCCGACGTATGCCGCCGCCTGGACGGCCAGCGGTTCAGCGTGAAGGGCGCGGTGAAGCTCCGGGATCAGCTCCTGGCCACCGACAACCCCGACGACTGGAAAGCGATCAGCCCGTGGCCCAAGCTCCGGGACCTCGAGGACCCGTCCGGGGCCCTCCTGACCCCCCAGGACCTCCAGGCCAAGGGGATCGCCTGGCCCCCGCTTCACTTCCATTGTCGATCCTCGGTGGACGTGGTCACCTGGACCCCGATCAGTCACCAGGAGCTCGATCCGCTCGGGGACGTGGACGCCACCACCCCCAAGCCGCCCCCCAAGCCGCGCCCGCCCAAGCCCGTGGCCGCCGCGGCCGCCGCCGAGCCACGCCACCGGGTGATCCTCCACCAGCGGACCGCGGGGCCCGCGGGGTCCAACGACGGCGGGTTCTACACGGGGACCGACGGGGTGGCCCGCTACGTCAAGTTCTACAAGGATCCCGGCCAGGCCGCCGGGGAGCATGTAGCGAACAGGCTTTACCGGGATCTCGGCCTCGGGGCCCCCAAGTCCGAGCTGTTCAGGACCGAGGACGGCCGCCTGGCCTACGCGTCCGAGATCATGGACAACCTGGGGACCCTCGAGGCCCGCGCCAGGGGGGCCACCCTGGCCGCGACCAAGGCCCGGGCCGTGAAGGCCCTGGACGGGTTCGCCGCTGATGTCCTGACCGCGAATTGGGACGCCGCCGGCCTGTCCATGGACAACATGGTGGAGCTCCCCGGGGGCGGGATCGCCCGGATCGACCAGGGGGCCGCCTTCCTCCACCGCGCCCAAGGCGCCCGGAAGTCCCCCCACCACCTGGCGGATATGTCCGAATGGTGGAAGTACGGGGACGGGTCCAACCCCGGGTACGCCCGGATCATGCGGGACGCCGGCGTCGATCAGGCCATGGAGATCCAGGGCCTCGAGGACCAGATCAAGGCGATCACCGCCCTGGAGAAAAAGGCCGGCGGGTGGGGCCGCTACCTGGCCGCCGACACCGAGATCACCGACTCGGACCGGGGAGCGATCGTCGCCCTCCTGGACGACCGAACCGCCAAGCTCGAGGCCAAGGGGAAGGCCCTGGCCGAGATCCGGCGCCTGAACGCGGCCGATCAGAAGTTCGGGAAGTATGACGCCAAAACAAAGGCCTGGGGGGACAAACACCTGATCCCCCACCGCCGCATGAACGCCGCCGAAAAGGCCGAGCTCCGGGACTACACCGGGGGCGCCTATGACGTGATCAACGGGGACCTACGCGCGGGGAAGGCCGCCAACGCCGCGGACAAGCTACGCCAGTCCGCGATCGACGGTTCGACCATGCCCGAGGACGTGGTGGTATGGCGCGGGGCCGAGGGGGGCGCCTGGACCCAGGCCCTACTCCAGGGGGCCGCCGGGGAGGCCGAGGGCCGGATCAACCTCGATCCGGGGTTCCGGTCCACGTCCCTGGCCGAGGACGCCGCCAGCCGGTTCAAGGGTTCCCGCGACTCGGTGATGTTCAAGATCCTGATCCCCAAGGGCGGGAAGGGCGCCTGGGTGGAGGACTTCACACAATGCCCCGCCGAACAGGAGATCCTGTTGGGTATGCGTTCAAAGATCCGCGTCCTTACAGCAAAAAAGACGCCGGCCGGCTACTGGCTTGTTCAGGCCGTCCTCGAGCCATGACCCCGACCACCCCCACACTGGAGGCCTGACCATGCCCCCCACCGTCCCACCGTTCAAGCCTGACCCCTCCTGGCCCGCCGGCTACACCACCAAGATCAGCGGGGGGAAGGCCACCGGCGCCGGCCAGATCATCGTGATCAACGGGGTGGAACACCAGGCCGACGCCCTGGGAGTGTTCGATCCCCCGCTCCCCGTGTCCCCGCCCGACGACGGCGCCATGGCCGAGGCCTCCCCGCACGGGAACCCCTACCGGGCCCCGCCCACGCCCCCGGCTACGCTCCTGGACCGCGCCAAGGTCCTGGCGGGTGGAGCTCCCCCGCCGGCGCCACCGTCGCCCGCCCAGGCCGCACTACGCCCGGGGCCCTCGGCCGCCCTGTCCCCCGCCGCCATGGGGCGCCGCCTCGAGGCCGTGACCCCCGCGAGCCTCGAGGACGGGGGCCGAGCCTACGTCGACCAGGTGACCGGGGAGCGGTGGACGGTCCGAACCTTCCCCACCGCGGACCAGGCCGGGATGACGGTGGCCGCGGCCGCCCTGTACCGCCTGGTGGGCGTGGCCGCGCCCGCGGTCCGCCTGGTGGAGCTCGAGGGCCGGCCCGCGGTGGCCTGGCCGCGCCTGGCCGCATGGTTCCCCCTCCACCTGGTTCCGGCCGACGTGTCCACCGACCTGGTCCAGGAGCTCCCGGCCGACGTGTGGATCGGGAACAGCCGGATCCCCGACGGGATCAAGGCCCGCCGCTACCAGCTCCCCGGGTCCGCCCTCCTGGTCCGGTGGGACCTGTCCGGGTGCCTGGCCTACCGGGCCCACGGCCGCCCGGACGGGGCCTTCACCCCCGGGGACGTGTCCGAGCTCGGCCAGGTCCTCGAGCTCGAGGACTACGCCCGCGGGGTGAGCTCCCCCGAGCTCCTGGCCCCCATGGCCGAGCGCCTGGCCGCGGTGACCGAGGACCAGGCCCGCCGGGCCCTCGAGCTCGGGGGCCTGGCGCCCGAACGGGTGGCCGTCCTGGCGCCCGCGCTCCTGGCCCGCCGATCACTGGTGGCCCTGGCCGTGGCCGACCTGGTGAAAAAAGGCCCGCCGCGCTCCCGCCGCTGATCGTGCTATACCGCCTCGGTGGAGCTCGATCGCACCGTGGAAGGCGCCCGACAGATCACCGGCCGCGTGGTCCGAACCCGCAAGGGGGCGGTTCGGGGCCTTGATCGTGGCCTGATCTACCTCGAGGCCTACCTACCGTTCGACCCGGTGGCGTTTGCCGAGCTCGAGGGCCTGGCGCTCGAGCTCGCCGCCAAGGCCGGCGCCACCGCCCCCGACTGGACGGCCGCCGCGGCCGCCTCCCCCGACCTGGCCCGCCGGGCCCTGGACCCGATCGACGCCCACGGGGAAGCCATGCTACCCCAGGACCTCGAGCAACTGGCCCACGGGTTCCTGACCGACTCCCGCCGCGTGGACGTTCAGCACGATCAGATCAGCCGGGACACCGCCCGCGTGGTCCAGTCCTTCCTGAACACCCCCGAGATCGGATCCCCTCACTTTTTCCCGGGAGCCTGGGTGGTGGTGGTGGAGCTCGATCCCGGGTCTCCCGAGTGGAGCGCGGTGGAGGCCGGGACGATCAACGCCGTGAGCTTCCAAGCGGTGGTCCGCAAGATCCCCGTCGTTGTCCGCCGCCCCCCTTCCCCCACGGTGACCGCGTGAACCCCTCCGGTATGTCCAGACTCCCGACGGCCGACGGCCGCACGGTGATCACCCTGATGTCCGACCCCTCCCAGGTGGACCCCCTGACCGGGGAGCCCGCCGGGTTCCTGTCCCTGGTGGGCGCCGGCGCCAACCAGCGGGTGATCTCGGTGGCCAAGGCCGACCCCGACTCCCCCGCCCCCCAGGTCCCGATCTTCACCGCCGCCCACGGTGGCGCGGGGCCCGACACCTCGAGCTGGTGGCGCGGGGTGTTCGGCCCGCTCCTGGCCCTCCCCGCCATGGCCATGAAGGCCCTGGGACTCTCCACCGTGAAAAAGGACGGGGAGCCTACGGACTTCAACGCCGCCCTGGCCGCCGAGGCCCTGAACCGCGCCCGCTGGCAGGCCACCGACGCCCTGTGGGAAGTGATCGGGAACATCCTGGAGGACGCCACGATCGTGGACAAGCGGACCGCGATCAGCGTGGCCCTTGACCAGTTCCGGGCCCACATTCTGGACCTGGTGGATCGGTTCCCGGTGACCAAGGCCGAGGACGCCACCGCCCTGGCCCTGGCCATGAAGGCCGCCCCGATCGGTCTCCCGAGCGACCCGACGATCGCCCAAAAAGCGGGAAAGGTGATCAGCGCCGCGAACATGGATACAATCCAGTCCGCGCTTACGGCCCTCGAGGCTACCCGCGCGGCCCTGTCCGCCCTGCTCACCGCCAACGAAAAGGCCGCCAAGGCCGCCGACCCCCTCTCCACCCCCGACCCCGAGGCCCCCGCCATGGATCCGATCAAGCTCGCCGCAATTGCCACCGCCGCCGCCGAAACCGCCGTCAAGGTGGCCAAGGCCGCCGGCGTCACCGACCCCGCCCGCCTCCAGGCCGTGGCCCTCGAGGCCTCGGCCGCCGTGTTCAAGGGCGCCGTGATGGGCCCCGCACAGGCCGCGCTCCCCACCGGGGAGCTCCCGCGCCAGCTCGGCCAGGGTTCCAGCGTGGACGGGAGCATGAGCGACCCCGAGACCATGATCGCCGCGATCGTGGGGCGCCTCGGCCCGCAGATCGACGCCATGGTCGCCAAGGCCGTGAAGCCCGCCACCGACAAGGTGGACGGCCTCGAGACCGTGATCAAGGGCGTGGGGGAGCCCGGGAAGGAAGGCCACCGCGTGGGCCTGGCCGAGGCCCTGATCCTCACCACCGAGCGCGTGGCCAAGCTGGCCGAGACCCCGAACCGCCCCCGCGGGGCCGGTGACCCCGAGACCGCCCGCAAGTCCGACGGGTCCGCGTGGAAGGGTTCGGCGTTCGACTTCACCGCCACCCGGCCCGGGTAGCCTTCCCCTCCACCACCTGACGGGCCCGCCGCCGGGCCCTCCACCCCTCCCCCCGTCCACCCCCGTCCCCTGACCTGGAGATCCCACCGTGTCTACCACCGACCTCCTGGAGCGCGTTGGCGCCTCCCTTGACCGAATGGGGGTCCGTAAGGCCCTCTCCCCGGAAGTCCCCACCACCGACAGCCTGGCGACCGGCGACTACATGAACCGCGCCCAGGTGGACAGCCTGGTGGATCTCACCGTCGCCCAGGCCGGGTGGCTCGCCGCGTGTTCGGTCCGTATGCGCGACCAGCGCGCCGGCCAGCTCCCGACGATCGAGATCACCGACACGGTGACCGAGGGCGTGAGCGAGAACGGCGGATCGACCGTCGCAACCCACCCGGACACGGATCACAAGTCCTACAGCGCCAAGAAGTTCCAGGCCACCTGGTTCCTGACGCTCGAGGACCTGTCCGAGTCCCGCGCCAGCGGTGAGCCCGATCTGGACGGGAAGGTGCGGGGAGCGTTCGGGAAGGCCATGGGGAACGACCTGGCAAAGGCCGCGCTCCGGGGTGACACCACCCTGGGGAGCTCCACCCGCCTCGATCGCCTCCTGCGCCAGCGGGACGGGTGGCTCAAGCAGGGCCGATCCGGTGGCGGCTACCGGACGACCACCCGCGGGAGCGCGTGGGCGCGGACCCTCTACCCGGCCATGTTGCGCCGGATGCCCTCGCAGTTCCGGGACGATCCGGATCTCCGCTGGTTCTGTCCCCCCGCCCTGGACGACAACTTCACCGAGTACCTGACCAGCCTGGGGGGCGGTTCCCAGCTCACCGATCAGGCCCTCACCGAGCGCCGCCGCTATGCGCCCGGCGGGATCCCCCCGATCCTGGTCCCCCAGCTCCCGACGGATCAGGGGTTCGACACCCTGACCGGCTCCACCAGCTCGGCCGACACCGTGACCGACAACGGGGACGGAACGATCACGCTCCGGGTGGATACGCTGTTCGGCGGCTACGCCGTGGCCAACCTCGATCGCGTGGTCCGGGTCACCTTCACCGACACGGGGGAGACCGAGGACGTGAGCGTGGAGAACGTGAGCTCCCACAACGTGATCACCACCGCGGGGAACCTCGGCCAGTCCACGATCAGCACGACGGCCGGCGACTACGTCCTGGACGTGGCCGACTGTGCCCCGTGCCTCCTGACCAACCCCCGGAACCTGGTGGTGGTCCTGTGCCGCAAGGTCCGCGCCTACCGGAAGTGGGAACAGGAGGCCGAGCGGTGGCGCCTGGACGTGTTCTATGAGGCCGACTTTGTCGTTTACAATGACGACGCCCTGATCATGCAGGAGGGGATCGTTCCCGCCTCGCAGTCCTTCGGGAGCTGATCCGTAGCCGCTCGGGGGGGCCTCCCAGGCCCTCCCGAGCTACCCCCACCTGGACACCGACCGACCCCGACCCCTGACCCTCGAGGATCCCCCCATGGCCGAGCGAGCCACCAGTACCCGCCAGCTTTACCGGTTCACGGTGAAGTGTTCGAAGTTCCAGCGGGGGACCTCCACCCTGGTCCGCGGGGGATCCTTCACCCTCCCGGTGGGCCACCCCGACGCCGCGGGCCTGAAAAAGGATCCGCGCCTGACCTGTGGCCTGATCTCCCCCGTCCAGTCCAAGCCCGCCCCCGCCCCCGTGGGGCCGCGGTTCAGCCGCGCCGCCCAGGTGTGCTACCAACAGACGATCGGCGCCCTGGACTCGAGGGCCGCCGCGGTGGTCAACCTGTCCCCCGAGGACCGCGCCGCCTACCTCGAGCTGGTGACCGCCAACCTCCCCCGGTTCGCCACCCTCCTGGAGGGGATCGGCCCCGGCCTCCTGGCCGTGGTGTTCCCCGAGACCGTGGTCGACCAGGTGGAGGCCCCCGAGCTCGAGGCCGACCAGGTGGACCCCGGGGCCCCCGCCCCCGAGCTCGGGGCCGACGACTCCCAGGGCCTCGAGGCCGCCCCCGCGGCCGCCGTCGCCCCCGACCGATCCGGCCTCGAGCGGGAGGCCGCCCGTATGCGCGCCGAGCTCGAGGCCCCCAAGGCCCCCGCGCCCCCCGACGCCCCCGCCTGGGGGGACTCGGACCCCGGCGCCGTGGCCCGCCTGGCCCGCCAGGAGCTCGAGGCCGAGCGCCTGGCCACCGAGGCCGCCGAGGCCGCCCGCCAGGCCAAGGCCGACCCCTCCACCGCCCCCCAGGCCGCCGCGGCCGCGCTCGAGGCCCACCGCGCCGAGCTGGTGGCCGCCCTGGCCTCCCCTGGTGGCCGGAAGCTCGGGGACCTGGTCAAGCTGGCCGAGCGGGCCGGCCTGGCCGTTCCTCCCGAGCTCCGGGCCCTCCGTACCCGGGCCGAGCTGATCGCCGGCCTGTCCGCCCTCCTGGCGCCCGCGGCCCCCGCCGCCCGCGCCGCCGCCCCGTCCCCCGACTCCCTGGCCGAGTAAGGCCGCCCACCCCTCCTGGAGATCCCCGCCATGTTGCTCGATACCGGCCACGAAACCCTCACCGCCCACCGATCCCGGTCCTTCCTGATCGGCCTGTTCCTCCTGGCCAGCGCCACCACCCTGACCACCGCGGTCCAGGTGATCAACGTGGCCCCCGGGGTGGCGGTCCTGGACGACCACGCCCACCAGTTCGGTGGCCGCGCGGATCTCGACTGCTACACGGGGACCCTGGCCGCTTCCTCGGAAGTGATCACCGACGTGGTGGTCTACTACCTCCCGACGACCGACAAGGCGTACCTGGTGGCCGTCCAGGGGACCGCCGCCCTGACCAGCGCCGGCGCCTCGGCCCCCACCGACGCGGACGTGGAAGCCGCGATCCCCTCCACCGAGGGCGTGAAGTACGCCCGCGTGGGCCGGGTCAAGTTCGCCCGCGACTCGGGAACGGTGGTCACCCTCGAGGAGATCGATCACACGGTCCGCCCCATGGGCGTGAACCCGGACCGGAAGGCCACCACCGGGGACGAGACCGACAGCGTGGACGGGGACGCCGCCGTCTATGTGTTCAGCCACCGGGAGCGCCACACGATCGACGCCGCGGACATCGCCAACGGGGACGGCCTGACCGCCAAGCCCTGTCCGGCCATGTACGGGAAGATCGGCGCCTGGCGCGCGATCACCGAAAAGGCGATCACCACCGGCGCCAAGGGGACCACCCCGAACCTCGAGATCGGGACCACCAACGTGACCGGCTCGGACGGGGTGGCCATGGCCGGCGCCTCGGCCCTCGGGGTGGTCCTCCCGCTCGGGGCCCCCACCGCCGCCAACACGTTCAAGCCCGGGGACACCTGGTCGATCGAGTTCGCCAGCACGACGACCTACATTGAGGGCCGCTTTTCCTTCGAAGTGGACTTCTACCGCCTGGTCTCGAGCCCGGTGGAAGCGTAGGCCCTCCCGCCGCCGCGCCGCCCTCGAGGGCCCCGGGTGGGGGTGGCGTGGCCACCACCCCCGGGGCCTTCCTCGTTTCCTCCAGGAGCTGATCCATGGCCGCCCTTGACCTGTCCGCCCTGTCCCACCCCGAGGCCTGGCGCTACTTCCTCCCGGCCGGGGTGGAGGGGGAGGACCCCGAGGCCGACGCCCTGGCCGCGCTCCGGGCCGAGCTCGGGGCGTCCTACACCGACGCCCCCGACGACGGCCCCCTGACCACCGCCCTGGAGGCCGCCCGGGACTTCCTCGAGGCCGCTACGGGCCGGTTTTTTGTGGCCCGAACCGGGGTCCTCCACCTGGACGGGAACCGGGGATCGCGCCTGTGGCTCCCCTTCCCCGTGGTCTCGGTCTCCCAGCTCGAGGGCGCCGGGGTGACCGAGATCCTGATCGGGACCGACACCACCGCCGTGGACTCGGAATTCTACACCGTCAACGACGGGGCCGGCCTCGGGAGCTCGGACCCGCGGGACAACCCGTGGATCGAGCTGGTGGCCCCCGAGGGCGCCACGTTCGCCACCAGGTCCCCCGAACCCGGGAACCTGGCCACCTGGCCCCTGGGGGTGGCCTCGATCCACGTCACCGCCACCTGGGGATACCTGGACCAGGCCGGGGCCGTCCCCGCCCTGGTTCGCCGCGCCCTGGCCCTCCTGGTGATCCGCCACCTGGTCACCCCCGACGATCCGGACGGCCTCGAGGACCTCCACCGCGGGGCCCTGGTGGCCGAGTCCACCCAGGGCCGTTCCTACCAGCTCGGGGATCGCGCCGTGGGCGGTGGGCCGACCACCGCGCGGGAGCTGGACCTGTTGATCGCCCGGTTCCGGGCCCCCGCAAGGGTTACCCTCCCTTCACCCCCTCCCCGGCGCCGCTCCCGGCGCCTCTACTGACCCCAGGAGCTCCCGTGACCCTGAACCTGATCCCCGTGTCCTACCGCCCGAACCGTCCCACCCGAACGATCACCCTCGAGGCCGGCGTCGGGAAGCCTGGCGCGCCTGGCCGCCAGCGTGGCCGGTCCATGATCTTCCGGGCCGGGTCCACCGAGCTCCTGACCGAGGCCGACGCCGATCTGGTGAAGGCCGACGCCACCCGCCAGGGGATCGCCGTCGACTTCACCTTCGGGAAGGCCTCGCCCGCGCCCGCGCCTGGTGTCCCCGCCATGAAGGGCGCCCCCCAGGCCCCCGCGCTCGAGCTGCAGGCCGAGCTCCCCGAGACCGCCGCGGGTGAACCGCCCCCCGAGGCCTCGAGCTCCACCGAGCGCCCCAAGCGCCGCGGCTAAGCCCGTGCGCGCCCGCCTGATCAACCCCGAGCGCGTGACGATCCAGCCGATCGACCGGTCCACCACCAGGACCGACGACCTGGCCGGGGAACACTACGCGCGGATCGCCCGCTCCACCGAGCTGGTGATCCTCGGCCAGGTGGACGAAAGCAACCGGAACAGCCGCGGGCCTGGCCAGGGGGGCGCCAAGCTCACCGAGCGGGCGTCGATCGCCTTCCTGGCCGAGGGGACGCAACGGCCCGACGGGTCCTGGACCGGGATCGGCTCGAGCGGGTGGGTTCCGAGCTCGGGGGACCGGATCACCGGGATCGCCGCCGAGGACGGGACCGAGATCCGCGCCGTGTCCTGGTACGTTTCCGAGGCCCACGGGAGCGGGAAGGAACGCCGGCGCCGGCGCCTGGTGGTGATCTCGATCGAGGACCGCCACCCGACCCGGGAAGGGTCCGAGGGGGGCCTGTAATGGCCACCGGCGGGATCCGCTTGACCGGGGCCTGGGACGCGTACCTCAAGGCCATGGACGCCCGGGACTTCCGGGCCCGCCTGGCGCGCCGCCTGGCCACCGCGGCCGACCGGGTGGGCCGGACGTTTGTGGCCTCGGTTCGGCGGGAGATCCGGGCCGGGGTGTACGCCCCGAACAGCCCGGTGACCGTGATCCTCAAGGGGTCCAGTAAGCCCCTGGTCGACAAGGGGGATCTGTTCCAGTCCATGACCTACCAGGTGGACGGCCCGTACCATCTGAACATGGGGGTGATCCGCGCCAAGTCCGGGGACAAGCTGGTAAACGTGGCCCTGATCGTCCATGAAGGCGCCACGATCAACGTGAAGCAACACCCCAAGGTCCGCGCCAAGGTGTGGGCCATGATCCGATCGAAGCTCTCCCCCGAGGCCCTGGCCGCCCTGAACCGGCGCCAGCGGGCCAGCGTGTCCAGCGCCGCGGGAACCCTCGGCCTGTCCAAAAAGGGCCACCGGTGGACCGAGCGCCAGCGCCGCTGGTGGTTCGCTTCCCACCCCTCCACCGCCGGGAGCGGGCCCGCCCGGGACGTGTGGATCATCCCGGCCAGGCCCTACCTGGCGCGCGTGGCCGAGTCCTCGGACTTCCAACGGATGATCGGGGATACCTACGCCCAAGCGGTCCAGGCCGCCTTTTCCGGGGGAAGCTAATGGCCCGCCAGCTCCGATCGCTGATCCTCGAGCTCGGGGTGACCCCCGAGGCCTACGCCGCCCTCGAGGGGGAGGGCGCCGCCATGACCCGGACCGACGGGGTGGACTGGTCGATCCTCGGCCCCACCTGGCGCCGCGGGGACGCCCTGGGGGGGAGCGCCTACACCCGGGAGCTGACCGGGGAGCTGTTCGCCGCGGCCGCGGTCCTCGAGCTCGAGGCCGGGGCCTACACCACCGACGCCACCTGGGACCTGGCCGCCGCCGGCGCCAGGACGGCCCGGACCCCGACCATGACCGCCGAGGGCCTACGCTCCTGGGACGCCCTCGAGCTCCTGATCACCGAACCCGAGGACGCGGACGGGGCCACCTACGTCCTGTTCCGCCTGTGGGACGGTTCCCAGGCCCTCTGGTGGGACGGGGCCGACTGGACCACCCCCGTGGACGCCCTGGCCGACTGGAACACCGCCGCGGACCTGCAGGCCAACTTCCCCGAGCTCCCGGCCTCGATCCGGTCCCTGGCGGTGATCGCCTTCCTGGGGACCACCGATCCCGACTACTCCCCGGGGTTCTATGGGGCGCGCGTGGCCTACGGGGTCCGCCAGGTGTCTCCCCTGGACGACGCCCTGTTCCGTACCCTCCTGGCCGAGCTCCGGGCCTCCCTGTCCGTTGTCGGGGTCCTCGAGCTGACCGCCACCGCCGCCACCGCCGCCACGATCACCCTGACCGGGTCCGAGTGGGGGTACACGATCACCGGCGTGGATGCCGTGTTCGACCTGACCGACGATCCCCAGGAGCTCGAGGAAGTCCCTGGGAGCTACGCCGCCGGCGCCTGGACGCCCACCGCCCCCCTGACCGTGGGCCACGTTTACCGCCTGGAGTTCCGGTACGTCCCCGATCTGGTGGTCCGCCGGAACCGGGACCTGGAACAGGTGGCCCGCCTCCCGGCGGTCTACATCGCCCCGAGCGGGACCAGTGATCAGGTCCTCGGCCAGGCCGACGCCCTGGTGGCCGACGTGATCACCGACCCGCCCACCGCCCTGGTCCTCCCGCCCACCGCCCTGGTGACCTCGGGACTGGAGATCCGGGTGATCGGGGAGCTCGGGAGCGACGTGGAACGGATCGCCGCGGCCCTCGGGGACTTCCTCGGGAGCTCGGGTTATCGTGCCCTGGTGTCCCCCGAAACCGGCCAGCCGATCACCGTTCGCCAGCTACAGGAACCCGTGGAGTCCACGGGGACCCTGGCCGTGGGCGTATGTGAGGCCCGCGCCACCTGGTCCCTGACCTACCCCCGCCAGGCCCGCCAGGCCGCCACCCCCGTCCCCCTTGTCCGCTCCGGCGGTTACGTCCCCTCCACCTTCACCGAGTAGGATCCCCCTATGCCCACCCGCATTTTCGGCGCCGTCGCCGGCCCTGGCGTCCAGGTCCGCGAAGTCACCCCCGCCAAGCCGATCCAGGCCGGCCCGCTCGGTTCCACGCTCCTGGTGGGCGCGTTCCGCCGCGGCCCCGTGGCCGAGCTGGTGGACCTGACCGGGGGCCTCCCCGACTACCGGCGCCAGCTCGGGGGACTTTCCCAGGACTCGGAAGCGCCCCTGGCCGCCGAACACTTCTACAGTGTGGGCGTGGGCGCGGGCCACCTGTACGCGTACCGGGTGACCGACGGATCCGAGGTGAAGGCCTCGATCAATCTCTACAACCGGGACGTGGACCGCGGGATCCTCGAGCGCGCCGAGGCCGTGAAGGCCCCCACCGTGGTCCTCGAGCTCACCGCCCACAACGGTGGCCGGTGGGGTGGGCGCCGGAAGCGCCAGGCCGGGGACATCGGCACGATCGCCAGCGCCGTGAGCGGGGCCACCGTGAACCTGGGGATCACCCCCCTGAAGGATGCGTGGAAGGGCGCGATCCTCACCTTCCCCAACGATGACAGCGCCACCGAGTACCTGATCACCGGGAACACCACCGCCGGCGTGTTCACTGTGTCCGGTTCCTTCACCGCCGCCACCCTGGCCGGGACCGACGGCCGGTTCCGCCTCGAGCTCGAGAACGCCCACGAGCTCACCGGGAACCTGGAGGCCCTGGCCGTGGAAGTCCAGGACGGTGGGGAGGGGTCTACCACGTTCAGCCTGTCCGCCTACACCGACGGCCTGGCGTCCAAGGCCTGGGAGAACGTGGACCTGGACGCCACGGGGGATCGCTACTGGTTCGACACGATCACCACCGACCGGGTGGACAACTGGGAGCTCGGGAGCGCCGCGGACAACTTCACCGGGGACCCGGCCGACCCGTACCAGCTCCCGGCCAACTTTGCCGAGATCCCCGCGCCCGCCGGCGTGGACGCCAACGCCCTGACGTTCCAGGTGATCCGGTGGACCTCGAGCGGGACCGGGAACCCCTACCTGGACACCGTCAACGACGTGACCTGGGGGGCCGACCCGATCCCCTGTACGATCACGATCACCTTCACCGGCGCCACCACCTACACGGTGGGGGTGGAGCTCGAGGACGGGGGAACGGTGACCGGCCTTCCTGGCGGGACCACCGGCGTGGCCTACGCTTCCCAGCATGCCTGGCTCCCCGGGTGGACGATCAGCGCCGGCGCCGTGGCCGCCGACGCCACCACCCGCCTGGTGATCTACGCGCGCCCGCTCCCCGCGGATCTCAAGGGGAAGGGTGGGTATCTCTACATCGCCGCGGGCCCGTCCGAGGGCCTGGACCAGTCCACCCGCTACCGGGTGGTGTCCAACGATCACGAGACCGTGACCCTGGCCAACGGGGTGGACCTCGAGGCCGACGGGGTCCTGGCGCCGAGCGCCCCGACCATGACCGGGACCACCGCGGGCCCGTTCGCCCTGAACGCCGCCACCCTGACCCTGATCTACTCGGTGGGCGGGTCCGGGCCCTACACCCTGACCGAGTCCCTGGGGGGCGCCGCCGAGACCACCACCGCCCTGGCGGCCGACCTGAACGCTCAGGAGCTGGCCCGCGCGGGGTCCGCCGCCGCCAAGCTGGTGGCGTTCACCGTGTCCGCCGCGGACAAGCTGATCGTTACCGCCCTCCAGGACTTCGGGGGGAGCGCCACGATCACCCTGGGATCCGGGACCCTGAACGCCGTGGTGGGGTTCACCAACGGCCAGGCCGCCAGCGGGACCAACGCGACGATCGCGCGCCTCCAGTGGCGCCAGGAGCTCGGGGGCGGGTACGACGGCCTGGCCTCGGTGACCGCGGACGACTACGCCGCCGCCTGGGACCTCGGGGCCTCCCCCCTGAACGATCTGGACATCGTGAACACCGGGGTGATCCGGGCCGCCATGCCTGGGATCACCGACGCGGACGCGCAAGCCGCCGCGATCCAGTGGGCCTATGAGCATAACGCCGTGTTCTATGCCGAGATCCCCGACACGGTGACCACCGAGGCCGGCGCCGTGGCCTGGCATAAGGCCAACCTCGCGATCGGCGCCCCCCAGGACTACGCGCCCGCCGTGTGGCCGTCCTATTGCCTGGTGAAGTCCCCCTACGGGTCCGGCCTCTACACCTGTCCGGTGATCGGCCTGGTCCTCGGCCGGACGGCCAAGATCGCGGTGGAGGCCAGTGGCTACCACCAGGCCGGCGCCGGGACCACGGCCCTCCTGTCCCCGATCGCCAAGGATCTCCCGACGCAAGATCGGCGCCTGAACAGTGAGCTCCTGGGGGGCTACGGCCTGATCGAGATCCGCAAGCGTGGGCCGCGGATCTTCATTTTCGGGGACCGGATCGCCGGGGACGGGGGCCGCCCGTTCCTTCACGAGCGCCTGACCCGGTCCCATATCGGGCGGACCCTCCTGGTGAACACCGAGGCCCTGGTTTTCCGCCAGATCAACGCGGTGACCTTCACCGAGGTGAAGCGCCAGATCCGGGCCCTGTTCACGTCCTGGTGGCTCTCCGGGTGGTTCGACGACGTGGACGGCCCGGCGTTCGAGGATCAGGTTTCGATCAAGGTGGACGCCAGCAACAACCCGACGACCGAGCGGGACCTGGGCAACCTTCACGCGGATATCGGGTTCCAGGTGGTGGCCACCGCCGAGCGCGTGATCTTCCAGATCGGCCCGCGCGGGGTGTCCGCCTCCTGATCCCCCAGGTGGGGGCCCTCGAGGCCCCCGCCTCCCTGACCCCCTCCCTCCCCCCTCCTGGAGATCCCCGCTATGTCCCTCCCCAAAGGCGCGGTTCAGCCCAACGCCGCAATGACCAATTCCTACCTCCTGATCGTCCTCGGACTCCCCGACACCGTGTGGAAGTCTATCGGGGCGTTGAAAGAGGAATTGATCACCGCGACCATGGCCGATCAGACGGTCCAGTCCACCGCGGTGACCAAGGCCGTGAGCACCGAGGGGGAGACCTACGCCCACCATACGGCCGAGATCATCGCCCTGGAGGCCTGGTGGCTGATGTGCAAGACCGGCGCCCCCCTTCACAAGCGGGCCGCCACGGTCCACCTTCGGGACGGCGCCGGGACCGTGGTTCGGTCCTACCTCCTGGACGGGATGATGATCACCGGCCGGGAGCTCCCCCAGCTTGACGCCGGCGGGGAGGGGTCCGGGGCCCTGATCAAGTGGAGCCTGTCGATCGACGCCGTGATCCCCCTGTAGTCCGAGGCCGCCGCCATGTTGATCCTGTTCGCCGCCCTGGCCCTCACCGCCTCGAGCTCCCCCGCCGAGGCCCGCCCGCCTGGTCCCTTCCTCGAGGACCTGGCCCCCCGCGCCTGGCGCCTCGAGGACTTCCCCGACCCGGCGCCCTACGCCCTCGAGCTCCCCGCCCCCGAGCTCCTGGCCGGGACGGGGACGATCGACCTGATCCCCGCGCCCGCGGTGGCGCCCCCGAGCTCGAGCGCCCCCGAGCGCCAGGCCGCGCGCACCGAGGCCGCCGCCGGCGCCGCGGGGACCGTCGCCCGGGCCCTCGAGCGAAACCCCGCCCCCTGACCGCTACAGCGCCTCCAGGAGCGCCCCGACGCCACGGCCCGACACGCCACCCCCGAGGCCGCCGCCGCTCCCCTCCTGGACGCTACAGCGCCACCGGACCCCCGGACCGGATACGCTACTTCCGGCCGGGTGGTCCCTTCGGGGGCCCGCCTCGGTGGGCCGTCGCTATTCCTGGCGGGGTCACCCGGTCTCC